ATTGATACCTTTGATATATTCCGGTTTGCGTCATTCGAGTTCCGTTTTTGACCACATTCACACCACCACAATTCGTACACACTGGACTCGTATCAGATGGATGAAAAAGACCCATGTTCGGATGGTTGGTAATCCACGGAAGGATCTCAAGGTACAGCTTCTCAGTCAGCTTAACATCCTGCCTATTGTACTTCTCCATCCTCTTCCAAGCCTTCTCGTCACCCGCCAAACACTTTGTCCATAGTTCGTGGCCTTCGTGCTTCACCTTCCCACCAATGCCAAGCCTTTGTGCTACATACTCCAGCTTGTTAGATGGATAGCGGAACTTCTTCTTAACAACAGACAGCAGGTCGATTGATTTGTAGGGTGCTGGTGGCTTAAACCCTGCGTCAAGGATCATTGAGTTAAGGTATGGCAGATCAAAGCTGTCACCATTGTAGGTGATAACTGCATCAGCCGCTGACAATAGATCCCATGCAGCAATCGCAACCTCATCATGGCTAAAGAACATTGTGTCCTTACTACCAAGCCACTTCGCAGCGAAGCACATGACATAACCGCTCATTCTAAGCTGATTCAAATTCACATTCTGCCGCCATAACCCCCAAACATCTGCCAAATGTGGCGATGTCTCAATGTCGATTGTGAGAATGTTCAACAGTCTTCTCCTTCCACAACTTTTACCCATGTAAACCCGCCAGACTTGTGGCCACCATGAATCGCGGTGCTAATGTTTTGTGGATTTATTCCATACGCTTCGCCAGCGTCCTTAATGCAATCAAAAGCATCCCCCGTCTCAACGCAGCGAACACGAGTAGCATTCGGGTTTCCTGACCGAACCCACTCGGCACTACGCCTTTCCCTTTCCGCTTGGAGGCCCCCGATTCCGTTACGATTAGCCTCTACAGCTGCCAGCAGAGCCGCTTCGGTAGGTGTGTCCCCGATCATCCTATTGTATGATAAGCCAGATGCCTTATATATCCCAGTCCAGAAAGACTCAACAACCTCGGCATCTTTGCGAGATGCAAACCCGGACATAAGGGTTGAGATATGGAAGTCATCCCTTTCTTGATTAAGCATATCAATATATAAGCTATTATGCTTACGGTGCCGTTCATTTTTCCTGCTAGACCAATGTCTGTCCATCCTCCTCTTTATGCCAGCTGAAGTAAGACCAACATACACCTTGCCGTTAACCTTGTTCTCTATCTTATAGACTTCATACATCAGGCTTCTCCCTTCCCCACACATCAGCAAGCAGGGGACTCGTTTCAATGTCAAGAGTTAGGATCTTCATACTTGCTCATCCAATTTGTTAATCATAAATTCAATGTACTGTTGTGCCTTATGCAAGTCTTGCTTACCACCCTTCTGCTTGTATCTACACACATACTTTATCACATTACCTTGACAGAAGTCAAGATCGTTTGCTTGGATAAAACTGATGGGAGTAATCTCCATCTCGTTGTAGTAGTCTGGATACATCAGGTGTGTCTCCTTGTTTTGTTGTTATTCTTTATCACAATAACTGAAGCGAACTTCCAACCCAGCCCACAGAGCAAAGTAGTATTCAGCAGTAGCACCACGGCTCCTTGACCATCCATCAAGCATATAAATATGAGTTGCATGGTTATTAAGAAGCTCAATGTCACGGGAACGAGCAGTCTGCTTGAATCCATCAGTAAGTTCTTCATTATTATCTGGATCAAACCCAAGCTCCTCATCAATCCTTACCGGGTTAATAACACCATACCCAGCCTTCTTCAGCTTTTCCTCTGCCTTGTAGAACGCATCAGAGTTGTAGCGTGGATAACCCCCCATTGGGCCGGATATGTAGACAACATCCTTTGGAGGTGACGGCTGATTAGGGAACTCTACAAGTGTGTCCATGTAGTTGTACGCATACTTGTAACTGCGAGTCCTTACATCATCGTCATCATTAAAGATAAGCTCGCAATCTTCGTAATCATCCTGACCATCGGCAACCTCCCATCCACCATACTCGCTAAGGTGTGGCATCTCCCTGTAAAGCCTCCAGTCTCCGCACTCTTCCATGGCTGCGAACTGGAAACCCTCGTACTTGTCCCAATCAATCTTCATTCGCTCCTCCGATCTCGAAGTTGACAATCTTTTCAGTCCACTTGAATCCCCTACCAAGTCTTGCGTACGCCCTTCCTTGCGCCCCGTTCTGACTCTTTGATAGGATCACAACACCATCACTACCAAGCTCAGGTTGTCCGGCTACTTGCGGATACCTGTGCAGTAAGATAATATAGCTTGCGTCCTGCTCAATCTGTCCAGACGATCTAAGCTCATCATTGCGTGGCTCACGATCTAATTCGCGCCTGTCTGGCCTTGCCAACTGCGACAAAAGAATGATAGGTACGCCAGCTTCACGAGCAAGAGTCTTTAATGCGCGAACAACATTACTTACTCTCGTGAAGTCCTGATCATATCTTGACCACGGTATGATTTGTAAGTAATCAATAAACACCATCTTAACTCCACGCTTCCGCACATCATCACGAATTGATCTTGCAAGAGCAGGTAGTTCAAGATGGTCAAAGGTGAGATAGAGCGGCGAGTCAACGAGTCTACTCTGTGCATATGCAAGTGACTTCCAAGACTCCGAAGCATCACCAACAAACTCTTTCGTCTTAATCTCTGTGACTGACAGCATTGAATAGAATGATGTCAAGCGCAGAAGAAACTGCTGTTCGCTCATGTCGTAGCTATAGAAGCTGATCGGGTAACCGTCTTGAAGGAGCGGGTCTGCAACGCACAAGGCGAACGCCGTCTTTCCAACTGTAGGTCTTGCGCCAACCACAACAAGATCATCAGGCAGAATACCACCTATCTCACGGTCAAGTGATGGGAACCCGATAGGTAGCCCTGCAGCTTCACGACCCTTAGAATCAAGGATTGTGGAGATTGTCTTGGCATACTCTTCAATCATTACCTTTCTATCGTTTGAGTATAGCCCAGCCTCAATACCCTGGACAGTCTCCTTAATCTTCTCAATCTCTTCGGATGCTGTAGCTGTAGTGAAGTCCTTGTTCCTAAGCTCTGCCAGCTTCATCTTTGCAATGCGTTCAAACAGAACACCAATGTAATACTGGTAGCTTGACCTGAAGTCACCGTACTCGAGGCACTCCATCAGGAAAGAACTGAAGGATCGCTCACCATTAACGGCTTGATGGTAAAGGATCGGGTCTACCTTCTTTGCCTCTTCGCTAACCGTAAAGTAGGCAGGTGTTAATCCAGTTGTTTGGTACAAATGAGCGATAGTCTTGACAGCAAGAGCAGCCCGGACATCACTGAACGCACCAATAATATCACCAACAGACTCAAGGATCTCCGTGTGGCGTGAGTGATTCTGGTCAAGCAAGATTCCAACTATGACCTGTTCAGGATTGTAGTTCGATGACGCTACCATCTTGCAAACGCTCCTTCATTAATCGCTTCACCTTGCACCGGGCTGGATGATGGAAGCCAAGACTCCCAGTAGTCATCCCTAAGGAAATTGTGTGGCTTCCTTACGAACTGGTTACCATCGGGGTACTCCCCCTTATATGCCCTTGTTGAAGCAAGCAATGCCTTGTGCTTATGCTCTTCCTCGTCAAACCCGTGACGCATCCATTCAACAAATGCTTGCCGCTTGAACCCAGTCTTACGGTTCCCTCTTGTGCCACTCATCGGATACATTGTGTACCACTCTATGAATGGTTCAGGGTAATCCACCTTGCCCTCGTCTATCGGTTCACCAAGAATATCAAGTGCATCCTTCTCTGTAAGGATACTCTTCTTGATAAGACGAGCAACCAATAAGGGGATTGCTTTGTTAGGGTCTTTGTATAGTTTCATGTTAACCCTTGGGGCTTCCTGCCCTTTTTGTTCCCTCTGTTCTCGTATCTCTTGCCAGCATTCTCGGTTACATTCTTTATGTAATCCAAGTATTCCTTTGGTGTGCAGAACGCAATGAAGTGAAGTTCATCCTCATAGCCTTCAGCAAACTCAGCCTCAGGCGTGAAGTCAAAGACGGGGATATCATGCTCTCTTCGTTTAGCCATGTCACGCCTATGGCATTCCCTGCAATGTCCCCGCTTTTCCCCTACACCCCACACCTTTGACTGTGCAAAGTTATCGGCATCCTTTAGACGCTTGCACTTTGTGCAGAAGATTTGCCCGACAGCCACTTCTCCCATGAATCATACCCAATCTTTGATAGGAGCTTGTTCGCATTGTGCATCTTAAGGTGGCCCTTGATTGCAATGTGACCACAGTTAGGGCAGCGAACAAGACCCAGGTCATCCCATTGTGCCTCGTGATTAACACTCCCGTTCTTAGCGTATGGCTTGATGCAAACGCTACAAGTGTCAGGACGGTTGGAATGAACGCTCATGCTTTGGTTCGGCATCCCCTTGTAGAACACACTCTCAAGCTCACGAATGAACCTACTGTGATCCACTCCACCTCCCAATGATCCAGTCTTTTGCTCTTCCAGTAAAGAATCGAATCGCATTCTCGTATCCCTCCTTTTGTGGTGATGGGTAGTTTTCTTTTAGCCATTCATCCACAGACTTTTCAACAAACATCTTAACCGTCTTGACATGGGAAGGGTCACGATTGCCCTTCAGGATTGCAACGGCGGCCCCCGACTTGGTGTCTGCAATCATCCTCCCCAACCTCTCGTTCTGCTTGAGGCTAATCATTTGGTTAAGGTTCATATAGGCAGGTCATTGGGCTTCTCCGTAGACACCTCCACGGAAACAATCTTGCCATCACCTGCAACCTTCAACACATCACGGAGCGTGGTATCAATGTCAAGCAGGAACCTGTCATACCAATAATCGGTATCACGCCACCCTCCCTGCCATCGCTCAACGACAACCTCG